GTGATGTTGTGGGATATCTTATTGGATATAGTGATGAGTATTCCACAATGCCAACCGTTGAGCAGATAAAAGCAGAAACTGGTCAACAAATGGAATTACTAGATGATATAGCAAAACATAATGACTGGTTTGTTGACGAGTTTGAAACATTCTGTAGACATAAAGCAATTGAACGAGCAATTGTTAATAGTGCTGATTTACTTGAAGAAGGTAAATATGGTGAAGTAGAAACAACCATCAAAGAAGCAGTTCAGATTGGATTAGCAAGGTCGTTGGGTACTGATTATTTTCATGACCCAAGAGCAAGACTTGAGATGCTTAAAGATAATAATGGACAAATCACTACAGGTTGGAAAGACTTAGATGACAAACTTTATGGTGGCATCAATAGAGGTGAAGTAACTATCTTTGCTGGTGGTTCTGGTTCTGGTAAATCATTGTTTATGCAAAATATGAGTTTGAATTGGGCAGAAGCAGGAATGAATTGTGTTTATGTTACCTTAGAATTATCAGAAGAATTATCAGCAATGCGTATAGATGCTATGGCAACTGATAGAAGCACTAGGCGTATCTTTAAAGAATTAGATGATGTTGAATTGCGAGTTAAAACACTTGGTAAGAAAGCAGGTATGCTTAGAATTAAGTATATGTCATCAGGTAATAGTGTCAATGATATTCGTGCATATCTAAAAGAACTTCAGATTGTCACAGGTAAAAATGTTGATTGTATTTGTATTGACTATTTGGACTTGTTAATGCCCGCAACTAAGAAAGTTAATCCAGGCGATTTGTTCATTAAAGACAAGTATGTCACAGAAGAAATTCGTAACTTTGCAATGGAAACCCAGACAGTTGTAGTAACTGCATCACAGTTAAATCGTTCAGCAGTAGAAGAAGTCGAGTTTGACCACTCTCACATTGCTGGTGGTATTTCTAAGATTCAAACGGCGGATAACGTGATTGGTATCTTTACTAGTAATGCTATGAGAGAACGTGGACAGTATCAGTTACAATTATTAAAAACAAGAAGTTCGAGTGGTGTAGGTTCTAAGATAAATCTAGTCTTTGACAGAGATAGTCTACGAATTAGTGATTCTGATTTAGACGATGATGATTTAGCAGTTGGAACACAAGATTCCCAAACTGCAAAAATAATGGACAAATTAAATAAGAAAACTACAGTAACTAATTCAGATAATACAGATTCTGCTATTCCACCAGAAAAAACAGACTCCGCAATGAGTCTCCGTGCAATGGTTAAGTCAAAAAAAGCAAGCCCATTTAACGATAATTGATAAATACTGGTAGGAGAATTATTTTATGACTAAGAAACCACGTAGAAGTTTGTTTGAAGAGTTGAACTCGATGGCGATTTCTAAAAATGAACCAGAGAGATTTGTCGAACAAAAGGGCGAACATATCATTTCTGGTGCAATAAATCTAATTGAATTCATTCACCGTGAGTTTGATGATGATGTTGCTGTGGACTTAACCAAACGTCTTGTTAATAGCATTCGTACGGGAGACATGAGAAAATTCAAACGTGGAATAACTCATGCGAAGAGAAAAGATGAATCTTGAACAACAATTAGAAGAATTAAGAGTATTATCGGGTATCTATAAGCCGTATCAACCGGCAGAGACTCAGCAAGAAAATATTTCTTATACTGGAACTGAAAAGTCTAAATATCAAAAGAAGCATGATATAGAACCGGGAACAAAAGAATGGTTTAAGTTGTGGTTTGCTCGTCCTCATTTAACGGGTGAAGACCCATACGGGAAGAAATAATATGAGAGTTAGAGATATATTAGGCGCAGGCTTAGAACGAAGATTTCGAGGACCAAGAAAACCTCGCAATAAACAAGTCGGATTTCATAAGAGAATGAAAGCCCTTGTCGATACTGCTATTAAAGAAGAAGCAACAGAAGGTGCAAGAATACAACACATAGAAGATTTGATTATCTGGGATGGTGCAACCGGCGGTCAGAAAGCAATCGCTAAGTTACATCAAGTAGAAACTTCTCCAAAATCACTCAGTATCAAATGGGATGGCTCACCAGCCGTTATCTTTGGTCGTAATGAGAATGGTGAATTTGTTCTTACAGATAAGAGTGGATTTACTGCAAAAGGCTACGATGGCAGAGTAACAAGTGCAGATGCGTTAGGCGACATGTTCAATAATCGTAAAGTAAAAGACGCTACTCCAGAAAAAATTGCAGACAAAGGTAAATTTGTTCAGAATATGAAGACTGTATGGGACAAAGTAGAGAGTGTTATACCTGAAGATTTCAGAGGATATTTACACGGTGACTTATTATGGTTCGCAACTCCACAAGCAAAAGATGGCAGACTTGTATTCACGCCAAATGTAACAACATATTCAGTAGACTCTAATAGTGATATTGGTAAAAAGATAATTAATTATGATGTCGGTATTGTAGTGCATGTAGTGATTGACTTAGAAGGAAGAAAAGCCAATGTAGATATGGGACAACTTAGAGCAGGTAAAACATGGATTATGCCTCCAGTATATGTTACTAAATCTCCAGGTGTTGACTTGCCAGAAGTAGACAGATTAGAAAGTTATTTAAAATCAAATGCGACTGCAATTGATACATTATTAGCAGTTCCACCAGAGCAAAAAATGGCAGACTTTGGTAATATTCTTTACACTTATATCAATAATAGTGTGAAATCGGGAAACCTAGACAAACTAGGAAAGAATTTCAGTGAATGGGTAGAATCATCAAAACTAAGTGGACCTAAGAAAGAACGAGTAGTAGCATGGGTTCAACAAAATAGTAATGGATTTGAAGCAATCTTTCAATTCATTAATGGTGTTATGACTACAAAGAACAAGATTATTAAAACGTTAGATTCTCAACCAGCAGATATAGAAGCCAGTACAAATGGCGAGAAAGGTGGAGAAGGCTACGTAATAGACAAAGACGTGAAACTGGTAAATAGAGCAGGATTCACAGCGGCGAACATGAGGCAAGAGAGATAACTTTTTAACTAATAATAATAATACCATGGGTAAAAGAACAATACCACACACTCTACCAAGAAAAAAAGGGCAGAGACCAATTAAGAAAGATATGAGTCACAGCACTAACACAGCAAAAAGACATCCTAATAGTAAGAGAGTTACTAGTGGAGCAATGAAGTAAGATAAATACAAGTAATATGTAAGAAAAGGAAAATGATGTTTAGCAAGAAGTGTAAATTGCATTTAGACGAAGCAGACATGACACGTTGGCAGCATTTTAAACATGCAATAGGTATTGCTTTTCGTATGGAAATGGCGGCTGGAGCAGTATTTTTACATGCATTTGCACCTAGATATTTTAAAACATACGCAAGTGACGTATGCAAAGAAATAGTAAAAGAGAAATAAAAATGGCAGAATTAAAACTTGTAAATACTTTATCTGAAAGCAGATTATTCAGAACAAAAAAGATGGCTGGCGATGTCAATATAGATGACGCCGCTGAATTAGTTTTTGTTCACTTTCTTATATTGAATATATTTAATAAAGATTATGATTTCGCCCCTTTGGCAAATGATATAGCAAAGCGTACTATGGTTTATAGAAACTTTGATTACTTCAGAACCAATGGTACTGATATGTATATGGCTTTTAATCGTCTAATGGGTAAAGACACTGATATTGGCGACAACGAAAAAGATAAAATAGCAAGAGGTAGACTTTCATTACAGAAAGCCGATATTTTGAGATTTTTACTTCATTATTCTACTAATAAAAGTGATGCATCGTTTGAACAAAGATACTTATTAAGATACCAAAGAAATCTTAACATCCAAGATGGTATGTTAAAATCTATACGTAGACTAGTGGGTGATTGGGACAATCTAAGTCAAAATCAAAAAGCACTGGTTGTTACACGCTTAGTTCAATACATGCGTAGAAAGGCAAGACTAGCAGAGATAATGCCAGCACTTCTAAAATTACAGAAACGTGGTGGTTATAATCATAAAGATAGTAACTCAACAAAAGACGCAATTAAGGATATCTGGGCTAATCCAATAGTAAAAGCCGCATCAATTGTCGGTGGATATCAGGCGGCAAGAGCAATAGGAAAGAAACTAGGCCAAACAACATATGTTACTGGCAGAGGTGGACTTCGAAAAAGATAACTAATTCAGTTAACAAACATCATAATAAAAATCATTTTTTGATAAATAAGAGTGTAGGGTAACATAACCCCTAACAGAACAACCAAGAGATATTATCTTACGGTTAAAATAACAAACATTTCTTAAGGAGAAATAACATGGCAGATTCAAATACACTAGGTGGACAAGGTAACGGTCTAGGTTCAAAAACTACAATCGTTAAATTAGCACTAACAAACATGACAGCGGCTAACATGGGCACTATCTATGCGGCAATGGGCGCATTAGGTCACACAGTTGCAGGTTCAGGTACAGCAGACGGTTCGGCATTTGTTGCTGGTACAACTGACGTACTATTCATCGCAGTACAAGGCGGCGTTGACTATGTAGCAGACGCTTCAGACGCCCACGGCGTTACTGGTGCGGTTACTACTGTTGAAGCAGTAATTGGCTAATACCTACTTTTAATTAAGTTAAAAAGCCCTCTTTATGAGGGCTTTTTTTATGTCTAAACATATCTTTTTTTATAAATTGTATAAATAGATATGTAAGTGATAAAGAAAAACACTTACGATGGTTGAGATATCTTCCGACCAATCAGATGCATGAGACTATTCCGTGCAGTACCTTGAGAATCCTTCCGAGGTATAAAAAATATAAAGTAAAACTAAAAAAACTAAGAATCCTCTTTGAGGCAATTCTACGTTTGTTATGTTGTGGAATGGTCCACAAGATAATTATTTTAATGGCTAATTATAGGAGATAATAATGGCTGATATAAAAAACTTTGGTATTAGAGGTATTGGTGCTGACGTTCAGTTTGGTAAGTCGGGTGGCCGAGTCGTATATGATTCAGGTAATTCACTTTTCAAAGTAACGACAGACGGTACAACGTTGGGAAAACTTTCAGTTTTAACACCAACATCTGATAACCATGCGGCAAACAAGGGTTATGTTGACTCAGTTGCTTCAGGTCTTGACGTTAAACAGTCAGTACGTGCGGCTTCAACAGCAACATTAACTGTAAGTGGACCTGGTGCGACAATTGATGGCGTAACTATGGTAGCGGGTGACCGTGTACTACTTAAGAACCAGTCTACTGGTTCAGAAAACGGTATCTATCTATGGACAGGTGCGGCGTCAGCAATGACACGTGCAACTGACATGGACGGTTCCGATGAGTTCGTTGGCGCTTTCTTCTTTGTTGAAGAAGGTACTGTAAACTCAGACCAAGGCTTTGTATGTTCAACTAACGGTACTATCGTTGTTGATACAACTTCAATTGCCTTTACACAATTCACTGGTACTGGTCAGTTGACAGCAGGTAACGGTTTATCTAAATCAGGTAACACGTTTAATGCTAATGTTGACGATACTTTTGTGGAAATTAATGGTTCAGACCAATTAACTATTAGAGGTACTTCGACTAACGGACAAGCACTAATTTCTAATGGTTCAAATGGTGTGGCATATGGTGCAGTAAACTTGACATCTTCTGATGCAGTTTCAGGCGCACTTGGTATAGCAAACGGTGGTTTAGGTGTTGATGCATCTGACGCCTCTGGTAAAACAACTGCTCGTTCAAACTTAGGTTTGGGCTCAATGGCTGTACAGAATTCAGGTTCTGTTGCAATCACTGGCGGTTCAGTTGATTTATCAAGTGGTACTTTAACTCTAGCAAACGACCAAATCAGTGGTGATAAAGTTTCTGGTGGTACAATTGACTCAGCGAACCTTTCAGGTGGCGCAGGCAAGACTATCTCTGGCTTTGATATTACTGTTGCGGCTGGTAAAACTTTAGACGTTGATGGTGTAGTAGATATTGATGCTTCATCTGGTAACATGGATGGCGTTGCTATCGGTGGAACTACTTCAGCGGCTGGTACATTTACAACTATGGCTTCTGATTCAGTTGATATTAATGGTGGTGCTATTGACGGTACAACTATTGGTGCAAACGTGAAAGCGGCTGGTTCATTTACTGACGTAAATGCTACTGGTACACTTAAGACAGATACACTAGATAACCTTACTGGTTCTGGTGCTATCACTGTAAATGCTCCATTAACAGTTACTGGTGACGTTGGTGTTACTGGTTCATTATCAACAACTGTAGCAATCCAAACAGACTCAATTATTGAGTTAACTGGTAATGCTGGTGTAACTGTTGATGGTGTTGTAATGAAAGACAGCGTTGTAACTGGTGATTTAACTGGTGATGTAACTGGTGATGTAACTGGTTCTTTAACTGGTAACTCTGCTGGTGTTCACACTGGCAATGTATCTGGTAATGTAACTGGTGATTTAACTGGTAATGTTGCAGGTAACGTAACTTCAACTGGAACTTCAACGTTCGCAACTGTTGACGTTAACGGTGGTGCAGTAGATGGAACAATCATTGGTGCAACTACATCAGCGGCTGGTACATTCTCAACAATGACAACAGCGAGTGCGGCAATCACTGGTGGTTCTATTTCAGGAACTTCTATTGACTTGTCAGGACAAACTTTGACATTGACTGCGGATTCAGTATCTGGTGATTCAATTCACGGTGGTACTATTTCTAACTTCGCATCAACTGGTATTGACGATAATGCAGACCAAACAGTCCTAACTATAGGCGCTGATGAGTCGGCATCATTTGCAGGCGCAGTTACAGTTACTGGTGACTTAACAGTCAATGGTACTTTAACTTCAATTGCTTCAACTAATACTACAATTACTGATAACACAATTGTTCTTAACAGTGGTGAATCAGGTGCTGGTGTTACTTCAGGAACTTCAGGTTTCAGCATTGACCGTGGTACGG